CGCATTCGCAGGTTTTTTCTGCCGGCCGAGAAATCGGGCCGGAGCACACGATGCCTGAGAAACCGAAACGACCGCGCGGGCGCCCGGCATACGTGCCGACGGCCGCTCAGCGGCGACAAGTCTCGATCGCGGCCGGTGGCGGAATGCGTCACGTGGACATCGCGGCCGCGCTCGGCATCGCCCGCGACACGCTGGAAAAGCACTTCGCGGCCGAGCTGTCGGGCGGCGCCGTGGCGCGTCGCATGGAGGTACTGCAGGCGCTGCACGCGGCGGCCAAGAAGGGCAGCAGCTCAGCGGCGCGAGCGTACCTTGCGCACGAGGCGACGCCGTCCGTTCCGCCTGCGCCACAGCCGGAGCAGGAAACGAAGCCTGCGGCCCCGGTCGGCAAGAAGGCCCAGGCCCAGGCCGACGCTGTCACGGCCGCACGCGGCACCGAATGGGACACGCTTCTGGCGCCTAGCGCGGTCCAGTGAACGTCGATCTCTCGTGCCCGGACTGGTCTGACCGACTCAAGTCCGGGCGGCCGCCGTTCCGGGATCTGACGCCGGTCAGCGGCGAAGGCGACCGCGCAGTCGCCGTCTTCAACAAGCTGCGCCTGGCCGACGTGCCAGGCACCCCGACGATGGCCGAGGCCGGCGGCGACTGGTTCCGCGACATCGTGCGGGCGCTGTTCGGCAGCCTGGACCCTGTCACGCGCCAGCGCGCCATCCGCGAACTCTTCCTGCTGGTCCCGAAGAAGAACAGCAAGACCACGAACGGTGCGCTGCTGATGCTGACGGCCCTGCTGTTAAACCAGCGCCCGAACGCCACGCTGATCATGACAGCGCCCGTGCAGGACGTCGCGCAGCTGGCATTCGACGCGGCTGCCGGAGCGGTGGCACTCGACGAAGTGCTCAGCAAGAAGCTGCACGTCCGCGAGCACCTGAAGACGATCGTGCACCGCGAGACGAAGGCGGAACTGCAGATCATGACCTTCGACCCGTCGGTGCTGACGGGCCAGAAGCCGGTGGCGGCGCTGATCGACGAACTGCACGTCGTGTCGAAGATGGGCAAGGCGTCGAGCGCGCTGCGCCAGCTTCGCGGCGGCATGCTGCCGTACCCGGAAGCCTTCATGGCGTTCATCACCACGCAGAGCGAAGAGACGCCGGCCGGGGTGTTCAAGGACGAGCTCGACAAGGCCCGCGCGATCCGCGACGGGAAGCGCGAGGGCGCCATGTTGCCCGTGCTGTACGAGTTCCCGCGCGAGATGCAGCAGGACCGCGAGCAATGGGAGGACCCGGCCAACTGGCCGATGGTCACGCCGAACGCCGGCCGGTCGATCCAGATCTCGCGCCTGATCGAAGAGCACGCCGTCGCGCGGGAGACCAGCGAGGCCGAGCTTCGCGCCTGGGCGTCGCAGCACCTGAACGTCGAGATCGGCCTGGCGCTGATGTCCGACCGCTGGTCCGGCGCCGACTACTGGGAGCGCCAGGCGCAGCCCGGTCTGACGCTGGACGAACTGATCCGTCGCAGCGAGTGCATCGTCGTCGGTCTGGACGGTGGCGGCCTCGACGACCTGCTCGGATTCGCGGCCATCGGGCGGGACAAGAAGACGCGCGAGTGGCTGCACTGGGGACACGCCTGGGCGCACCCGCTGGCGCTGGAGAGGCGCAAGAGCGAGGCGCCTCGGTATCTGGACTTCAAGGCGGCAGGCGATCTCGACATCGTCGACGCGCTGCCGGATGACGTCAGCGGTGCGGTCGCCGTCGTCTCGCGGATCTATGACTCCGGGCTGCTTGTCGGCGTCGGCATGGACCCGGAGCGCACGCACAAGGTGCTGAAGGACGCGCTCGAGCAGGCCAGCATCCCGGCAGAGCTGATGTTCGGGGTCTCGCAGGGTTGGCGCCTGTTCGGGGCCATGACTGTGGCAGAACGCAAGCTGGCCGAGGGCACGTTCTGGCACGGTGGGTCGCCGTTGATGGCCTGGTCGATCGGGAACTGCAAGGTCGAGCCGAAGGGAAACGCCATGCTGATCACGAAGCAGGCCAGCGGCCGCGCCAAGATCGACCCGGTCATGGCGATGCTCAACGCGGTCGAGCTGATGGCGCGCAATCCTGAATCGGCGGTCGACCGATTCCAACTGTTCTTCGCATAGGAGTCCGCCATGCTGCGACGCGCCTACTCACTGCTCAACGTCAAGGCGATCGAAGAGCGCGGCGACGAGTACATCATCACCGGCATCGCCAGCACGCCGACGCCCGACCGCATGGGCGACATCGTCGAGCCGCTGGGCGCGAAGTTCGCGCTGCCGATGCCGCTGCTGTGGCAGCACAACTCCGAGAAGCCGGTCGGCCGCGTGGAGTTCGCGAAGCCGACGAAGAACGGCATCCCCTACAGCGCCGCGCTGCCGAAGGTCAAGGAGGCCGGCGCGCTGAAGGACCGCATCGAAGAAGCGGTGCAGTCCATGAAGTACGGCCTGGTCGCGGCGGTGTCGATCGGGTTCCGCGCGCTCGAAGGCGGCTACGAGCTGCTCAAGAACGGCGGCCTTCGCTTCACCGACTGGGAGTGGCTCGAGCTCTCACTCGTCACGATCCCGGCCAACCCTGACGCGAAGATCGACGGCGTCAACGTCAAGTCACTGCTCCAGCCGGAAGCCCGCGAGGTGCTGCTGGAGCGCATGAAGTCGATCGACAGGCAGCACCTGGCCGCGCTTGGCCGCAAGGGTGCCCCGCCTGGCGATCGCGCAGGCCCCGGCGCTTCGGGGCACCAGAGCAGGCCGCCACAGGGCGGCCTTTTTCATTCCCGAAGCCAGAAAGGCAACGCCATGAACCTCAAGGAAATGATCGAGGCGCGCTCGACGAAGAACGCGCGCCTGAAGGAACTCATCGACCTGCGCACCGCCGAGGCGCGCCAGTTCGAGGACGACGAGGCAGCCGAGTTCGACGCGCTGACCGACGAGGTCAAGCAGCTCGACGACGACATCCGCGTCGCGAAGTACCACGCCGTGAACTCGTCCGCCGCCACGGCGGTGGACACCAAGGCCGCCAGCGGCCGCCGCGGTCCCGACATCATCGTGCGCAAGGAAGACCCGGAAGACAAGTTCCAGGGGCAGTCGTTCGTGCGGTTCGTCATCGCCAAGACGACCGCACAGATCATCGGTGGCGGCGTGCGCGCCTCCGACATCGCGCAGCGCATGTACGGCAAGTCGCACCCGGGTTTGGTGCAGTGGATCAAGGCCAACGAGATCGCGCCTGGCGGCACGGGCTCCGGCGAATGGGGTAGCGAACTCGCGGCGCCGGATTCTCGGTACACCGGCGACTTCATTGCCCTGCTGCGTCAGCGCACGGCCTACTGGCAGCTGCCCCTGCGCACCGCGCCCGCGAATGTCACCATCAAGGGCCAGGACGGCGGTGCCACGGCAAACTGGGTCGGCGAGCACAAGCCTATCCCGCTGTCGAAGCTCGACTTCATGGACCTGACGCTCACGCACCTGAAGGTTGCGGCAATCGCGCGCATGAGCAAGGACCTGATCAAGTTCGCGGCCCCGTCGGCGGAACAGCTGGTTCTGGACGACCTGGTGCGCGCCTGCGCGCAGAAGATCGATTCCACGTTCTTCTCCGATGCGGCGGCCGTGAGCGGCATTTCCCCAGCAGGCATCCTGAACGGCGTTGTTGCGGAGAGCGCCAGCGGTGCCGATGGCGACGCGCTGCGGCACGACTTCGGCCTGCTTGAGCAGCCGTTCATCGACGGCTTCTACGACTCGGACCTGTGGGTCGTCACGACTCCGCAGCTGGGCGGGAGCATCGGGCGCATGGTCAACCCGCTGGGGCAGAGCGAGTTTCCCGGCGTTGGAAAGCGCGGAGGCCGGCTGTTCGACAACACGGTCGTCACGGGGCACAACGTCGGCCCTGGCGACTTGATCCTGCTGTCACCGAGCGACATCTATCGCATCGGTGACACCGGCGTCGAGGTTTCCGTGTCCGACACGGCAACCATCGAGTCGTCTTCGGCGCCGGCCTCGTCTGGCACCACGACAACCGCGTCGGAGAACCTGCAGTCGATGTTCCAGAACGACCAGGTCGCAATCAAGGTGGTGCAGCCGATGAACTTCGCCAAGCGCCGCTCAAGCGCCGTGCAGTACATCGGCGATGCGGCCTACGGCGTGGCCGCTGGCCTGTCGACGAACTGACGACGTGCCAACACCGAGCCCGGCTTCGGCCGGGCTCTTCACCGAGGGCTTCCCATGCAGATGAAATCGATCTTCAGCCGACCGTTCAAGTACGGCGGCGCCTGGGTCATGCCGCACGCGGAGTTCTCGGTGAAGAGCGTTCGCGATTCCAAGGTGCTCGAGGTGGCGAAGCGAGCTGTGAAGGTCGCCGCGAAGCCCGCACCGAAGAAGACCGCGACACCGGAGGCAGCCACGAAGCAGACCACCTACAAGCGCCGCGACATCGCGCCCGGCAATACGGTCGTCATGCGGCCGCCGGCCGCTCAGATCGCCGCCATCCGGCCGGTTGCCGCCCGGCCGAGCGAAGTCGCCGAACCGGCCGCCGTCGTTGCGCCGGTGAACGCCGAACCGCCGCCGGCCGACGCCGCGGCCAAGCCCGAGCCCACCGGCGACGAGTGATGCGCCTGCCGTTCGGCTTTCAGATCACGCGCGCGAAGGCCTCGAAGCCGCTGTCCGGCGTCGACGACAGCCGCGGCTGGGTGCGCATCTTCGACTGGATGCCCGGCGCCTGGCAGCAGGACTCGGCGGCGCCGTCGGAGTCGGTCATGGCGCAGGTGTACGTGTACGCCTGCATCACGCAGATCGCCGCCGACATCGGCAAGCTGCGCCTGCGCCTCATGCAGCAGACCGGCAGGGTCTGGGAAGAGGCGACCAGCCCGGCCTTCAGCCCGCTGCTGCTCAAGCCGAACCACTACCAGATCCGCCAGCAGTTCGTGGAAGGCTGGATCGTCTCCAAGCTCTCGGCCGGCAACACCTACGCGCTGAAGCAGCGCGACCGCCGCAACGTCGTCAAGAGCCTGTACGTGCTCGATCCGTCCCGCGTGACGCCGCTCATCGCGCCTGACGGCGCCGTGTACTACCGACTCGGCGAAGACGACATCAACATGCTCGACCAGGGTGTCGAGGCGGTGCCGGCCAGCGAGATCATTCACGACCGCATGCCGTGCCTGTTTCACCCGCTGGTCGGCGTGACGCCGCTGTACGCCGCGCACCTTCCGGCATCGCAGGCGCTGAAGATCCAGCGCCACAGCCGGCAGTTCTTCGAGCAGCAGGCGCAGCCTGGCGGCATCCTGACGGCGCCGCACCGGATCAACGAAGAGACGGCGGCGCGGATCAAGAAGCACTGGGAAGAGGGCTACACCGGCAAGAACGCCGGCAAGGTCGCAGTGCTGGGCGACGGCCTGAGCTACACGCCGAGCGCAGTCACTGCCGTCGACGCGCAGCTGGCCGAGCAGCTCAAGCTGACCGGCGAGCAGATCTGCAGCGCGTTCCACATGCCGGCCTTCCTGGTCGGCGCCGCGCCGCAGCCGCCCTACGGCGACCGCGCCAGCGCGATGCAGCAGTACTACAATCAGTGCCTGCAGTCGCTGCTCAACGCGATGGAGGACTGCCTCGATGACGGCCTGGGCATCGGCCCCGGCGTGAAGAAGGAAGACCGCACGCTGCGCGTCGAATTCGACCTCGACGACCTGCTACGCATGGACAGCAAGACGCTGGCCGAGGTCGAGGCGATCAAGATCAAGGGCATCACGTCGCCGGACGAGTCGCGGGAGAAGTTCAACCTGCCGCCGGTCAAGGGCGGCGCGACGCCGTACCTGCAGCAGCAGAACTACGCGCTGCACGCGCTGGCCGCCCGCGACGAGTCCGACGACCCGTTCGGAAAGGCGACGCCGCCCACACCGGCCCCTGCGCCAGCGGCCGCACCGTCGGCCGAGGAAGGCGAAGACGAGGCCGAAGAAGTGCGAGCCGCGCTCGGCCTGATCGCAAAGCGCGCGCCGCTGGGCAGCGCCCGTACCTTGGAGGCGGCGCGATGCGCATGACGGCACTGGTCAAGGAGATCTTCGACGGGGTCGAGGCGTGGCTGGCGCCGACCATCGCCGGCATCGAACAGCGTCTCGCGGCCGTCGAGGATCGTCCGGCGCCGCGCGAAGGGAAGGACGGCGCACCAGGCCGCGACGGCAAGGATGGCGAGCCAGGTCCGCGCGGCGACAAGGGCGACCCGGGCCAAGACGGCGCCGACGGCAAGGACGGCCGCGACGGCAAGGATGGCAAGAGCATCACCGTCGACGACGTGATGCCCATGATGGAGGCGGCATTCGCGAAGTGGGCGCTGGAGTTCGAGCGCCGTTCGATGGACATGGTGCAGCGCGCGATCGACCGCTTGCCGGTGCCGAAGGACGGCAAGGACGGCGAGCCAGGTCAGCGCGGCGAGCAGGGGCTCCCGGGGCGCGATGGCCGCGACTTCGACCCGGACGTCCTGCGCGCCGCCGCTCGCGAAGAAGCGGCCGCCGAGGTGGCTGCGATTCCTCGGCCGGCCGACGGCAAGAGCGTGACAGTCGACGACGTGCGGCCGCTGATCGAAGGCGAGGTCAAGCGTCTGGCCGAGCAGCACAAGGCCGAGGCGCTGGCCGTCGTGCAGCGCGCAGTCGAAGCCATCCCGGTCCCGCGCGATGGCAAGGATGCGGACATGGACGCAGTGCGCGTCATGGTGCGCGAAGAGGCGCTGCAGGCCGTCAAGGCGATTCCTGTTCCGCGCGACGGCAAGGACGCGGACCCGGAGGCCGTGCGTCTGGCGGTCCGCGAGGAAGTCAGCCGCGCCGTCGCCGCACTGCCGCCGCCGCAGCCTGGCAAGGACGCCGACGCCGTGGCCATCGCGAAGGACGTGCTCGACATGGTCATGAAGTCGCTGCCCGCCGTGAAGGACGGCAGGGACGGCAAGGACGGCGAGAGCATCACCCCGGAGGACGTGCAGCCGCTCGTCGAGGCCGAGGTGTCGCGCCGCCTGCTGGAGATCGAGCGCCGCGCCACGGAAGTGGCGCAGCGAGCGGTCGACAAGGCGCCGAAGCCGAAGGATGGCGCGGACGGGTTCACGCCGGACGATCTGGAGATCTCGCTGGAGGACCGGACGCTGACCATCACGCTCTGCGCAGGTGAGCGGCGCGTGCAGCGCCAGGTTCACCTGCCTGGAATGATGGTCTACCGTGGCGTGTACGCGCCTGGCAAGGCCTATGCACAAGGCGATGCCGTCACCTACGGCGGCAGCGTCTGGGTGGCAAAACGCGACACGGGCCAGCCGCCCAAGGGCGCAGGCGACGACTGGCAGCTCGGGGTGAAGGGCACGCGATGAGAGGCCCGAAGGTCATCATCCCGCCGGCGGAAGAACCGCTGACGATCGACGAGTGCCGGTCGCATCTGGAAGCGCTGCCATACGGCGACAGCGACAGCAGCGACGACATGGACGACACCATGATCCTCGGCTGGCTGGCCGCGGCGCGTGAGCACTGCGAGAACTTCCTGGGCCTGTCGCTGGCCGAGCGCGTGCTGGAGATCGCGCTGGACGAGAGCCCGACCGAGGCGGTCGAGCTGCCGTTTGGCCCGGTGCTGGAGATCCTGAGCGTGACGGTCGGCGGCGGCGAGGCCAGCAGCAGTTCGTCCAGCAGCAGCGATGCCGAGACGGTCGACCCGTCGGCCTACCTGCTCGACGACTTCAGCATGCCGAATCGGCTGGTCGTGCGTTCGGCCTGGCCGGCGTCGGGCGGCCCGCTGGGCGTGCGCATCACATACCGCGCCGGCTACGGCCGCGCCGACGCAACGGACACCGAGCAGCCGCTGCCGGCGACGTTCCGGGCCGCGATCCTGCTCGTGCTGGGCCACCTGTTCGCCCACCGCGAAGAGGCCACGGAAAAGGCGCTCACCGCGCTGCCGCTCGGGTTCGAGGCGCTGCTGCGGCCGTCTCGCGTGCGCCTGGGGATGGCATGAGCTTGGCTGCCGGCCGCCTGCGGCATCGGGTACGCATCGAACAGATCACGACGGAACAGGACTCCGACGGCAACGCGGTCGAGACATGGGCTGACTTCGTGGGCAGCCTGGTGCCGGCCGAGATCGCGCCGCTGTCGGGCCGGGAGTTCATAGCGGCGGCTGCGACGCAGTCCAAGGTGACGGCGCGCATCACCATCCGGCACAGGCCCGGCATCGCGCCGAGCATGCGCGTCGTGCACCGCGACACGACCTACAACGTCGAGGCGGTGCTGCCCGACGCGCGCAGCGGCATCCGCCACATGACCCTGCTCTGTTCGTATGGCGTCAATCCGGGCTGAGTGGCTCAAGGAGCTGGCCGGGACGGTGGTATGCATTGCGAGCGGGCCGAGCCTGACCGCTGAAGACTGCGAACTGGTGCGCGCGAGCGGCCTGCCGACGATCGTGACGAACACGACGTACCAGCTGTGCCCGTGGGCGACGGTGCTGCTGGCGTTCGACGAGAACTGGTGGAAGGTGCACCACGCGCAGGTGGCGAAGGACTTCAAGGGCCGGCGCGTCACCTGCTCCAACAACGGCGCGAAGTACGGCGCGCTGTCCCTGCGGACTCTGCGGCTGATGAGCTTCAAGCCATTCGGCAACAGCGGCGCGGCGGCAGTCTCTCTCGCCGCCCTGGCCGGCGCGAAGAAGGTCATCTTGCTGGGCTATGACTGCCAGCACACGGCGGGCCGGACGCACTGGCACGGCGACCACCCGGCGCCGCTGGGCAACGCCGGCAGCGTCGGCAAGTGGCCGAAGCAGTTCGCGCAGGTGGCGATGTACGCGAAGGGCAGGCGCTGCCAGGTAGTGAACGCAAGTCGCTCGACGGCGCTGACGTGTTTCGCGCGCAGCACGCTAGAGGAAGCGCTGGCACTGGCGGTGCCACAGGAGATGGCGGCAGCATGACCGAAGACCTGTACTCGCAGACCAAGCCGGTCTACTGGCTCGACCGCCTGGCCACGCTGCGCGACGGCTTCTCGCCGGCACCCGTGCACGTGCAGCTCGTGCTCTCGGACCTGTGCAATCAGGACTGCGGCTTCTGCGCCTACCGCATGTCGTCTGGCCTCTCGAACGAGCTCTTCCCGGAGGGCGCCCGCAAGAACCCGAACCGGCAGATCGCGACGGACAAGGCGCGCGAGATCATCGACGACTGCGCCGACATCGGCGTTCACGCGATCCAGTTCACCGGCGGCGGCGAGCCGACAGTGCACCCGGATCACCTGGAGATGTTCGCGCGCGCGCAGGCCCGCGGCATGTCGACGGCGCTCGTGACCAACGCGATCGCGCTGGACACCGAACATCAAGCCGTGCACGCGATGCGCTGGATTCGCGTCTCGATCGACGCCGGCAGCGCGGAGACCTACGCCCGAACGAGGCGAGTGGCGCAGCGGTACTGGCCTGTCGCCTGGCAGAAGGTCAAGGAGCTGGCACAGCGGTGCACCGGGACCGTCAGCGTCGGCTTCGTGGTCACGCCGGAGAACTACCGCGAGCTTCCGGCCGCCTGCGAGCTTGCGCTGGAGGCCGGCGCTGCGAACGTCCGCGTCGGCGCCGTCTTCAGCGCCGACGGCGTCTCGCACTACGGCGACCTGCTGCCGGAGATCGCCGCGGTGCGAGCCGATGCGCGCGCGCGGTTCGGGGCTCTGGTCGTTGACCTGTTCGATCGGCGCATCGCTGACCTGAATGCCGGCAGCCCGACGGAAGAGCTCTGCGGCTACCAGCACCTGTCGACGTACATCGGCGGCGACTTGGGCGTGTACCGATGCTGCAACACCGCGTACACGCGCGCCGGCAAGGTCGCCAGCCTGCATGACCGCCGGTTCGCGAGCCTGTTCGGCCAGGCCGTGCAGCACTTCGACGCCACAGGCTGCCGCTTCTGCCAGTTCCGCGGTCAGAACCAGGTGATCGCTGCGACGCAGCGCAAGAGCATGCACGCGGAGTTCGTGTGATCTCGGTCTGCATGCCCTACTGGCAGCGCCAGACCCACCTGGACCGGACGCTGGCGAGCTACCGGCGGCTGTACGGGCACCTGGACATCGAGGTGTCCATCTGCGACGACGGCTCGCCGGTCCCGGTTGAAGCGCCAGGGTGCGTCGTCACGCGGCTGCCGGCCAAGAGCGTCGGCCTCAACCCGTGCGTGCCGATCAACCGCGCGGTGCAGGCCAGCAGCGGGGACGTGATCGTGCTCACGAACCCGGAGGTCGAGCACACCGACGACGTGCTCAGCGGCATGCTGGCGATGCTGCAGAGCGAAAACGACTACGTCACCGTGTCATGCCGGGACGCCGGGGGGTTGTGGCTGGCCGGGCCGAAGGTCGACTACATGAAGCACGGCCGCCTGCCGGTGCCTCCTGGGTCGCACTTCCACTTTTGCGCGATGTTCCGGCGTTCGCTGTGGGACCGCGTCGGAGGCTTCGACGAGGCATACCGCCACGGCCGCAGCTGTGAGGACAACGACTGGTTATGGTCGCTGGCGTCCGCTGGCGCTGTGTTCAAGCTGGCGCCCGGTGTCGTGCGTCACCACGCGACGCCGCATGCGTATCAGGGCGTGCACGAGACGAACCGCGACCGGCTCGTGTCCAAGTGGGGGCACCTGTGGACCTGACCGTGGCGTGCGTGCTGCGCAGCGGCGGTTCCTACAGCGCCGCCCATGTCGAAGGTCTGCGCGCGCAGGTCGCGCACTGGATGCCGGCGGCACGCTTCGTGTGCCTGTCTGATGTGCCCGTCGACTGCGAGCGCCTGCCGCTGCAGACCGACTGGCCTGGATGGTGGGCAAAGCTGGAGCTGTTCCGCGAGCTCACCGGCCGGACGCTGTACCTGGACCTGGACAGCGTGATCGTTGCCGACCCATCGCCGCTGGTGACCGGGCGGTTCCTGATGATCAGGAACTGGGCGTATCCGAGCCTCTTCGCGAGCGGCGTGATGTCGTGGGACGGCGACTACAGCCACATCACCAAGGCCTTCGAGCCGGTGGCCGCCGAGGTCATGGCGACCTACACGACCTGCGAGAAGTGGGGCGACCAGGCGTTCATCGCCGAGCATGCCGGAGACGTGCGCGCGTTCCAGGATGGGGCCATCGTCAGCTACCGGTATCAGATGGCACGGCGCCGGCTCAGAGTACCGCCGAGGCGCGCGCGCATCGTCGCGTTCAACGCCACGCACGTGCCGTGGGAAGGGCCGGACTGGGCGCGCAAGTGGTGGCGACAAGGGGCACCGGCATGACGACGCTGCTGTGCGTGCTGCGCGCCGGCAAGGACTTCGCGCCGGCTCACGTGCAGTGGCTGGCGCGCCAGGTGCCGGGCATCGTGTGCCTGTCGGACCAGTCTGTCCCCGGAGTGCCAACCATCGCGCTGCGCACGCGCTGGCCTGGCTGGTGGGCGAAGCTGGAGGCATTCGACAGCGAGCTCGTCAGCGGCGACGTGCTGCTGATGGACCTGGACACGGTCGTGCTGAAGCTGCCGCGGTTGCCATCGAAGACGACCGTGCTGTCGGACTTCTACAGGCCGCACCTGATGGGCTCGGGCTTCATGTTCATCACGGCCGCGGACCGCGCGCGCTGCTGGGAGGCGTTCAACGTCAACCCTGCGCGGCACATGCGCGAGTGCGTCACGCGCGCGCGCTGGGGCGACCAGGGGTTCCTGCAGCCGTTCCTCGGCGTGGCCGCGCGGTGGGGCGACGAAGTGCGCAGCTACAAGGTGCACTGCCGAAGCGGGGTGCCGCAGGGCACGCAGATCGTGTGCTTTCACGGCAAGCCGAGGCCGTGGGACGTGGCCGACGAGTGGGTGCCGCCGCTGCACCGAGCGATGGAAGCCGCGTGATCGAGCATCTGGCAGCAATCGAAGCCCGCCTGGATCAAATCGAAGAGAAGCTCGACGCACTGCTCAAGGCCCTGGCCGAAGAGCCGGAGGAAGACGCCGCCGTGCGAAGCCTGGATGGCCGCGTGTTCCCGGCGCGCGACGACGGCAGGAGTCTGGGCTGATGCAGGTCGACGTGAAGCTCAGCGGCCTGGACGGCGTGCTCGAGGCGCTGCGCAAGCTGCCGCCGGAAGTCGTCAGCAAGAACGGCGGCCCGGTGCGCGTCGCGCTGCGCAAGGCCGCGCAGGTCTTCGTGAAGCAGGCGCGCATCAACTTCGGCGCGGCGGTGGCGATGGCAGGCGTCTCCGGCATCACCGACACGACGGGCTTCACGCAGCAGCAGATCACGGCCAAGCGCGGCCGGAAGATGCCGGCCGGCGTCAAGGGCGAGCGGCAGCTGGTGACGGTTCGCTACGTGCCGCACCCGAACGGCAACACCTTCCGCGGCCGGCCTATCCGCGCGAACGACATCGCTTTCGTCATGGAGCACGGCAGCAGCAAGCAGCCGGCGACGCCCTGGCTGAAGCCCGCATTCGAGGCCAAGGCCCCGGAGGCGCTGGCGACCATCGAGACAGAACTGCCGCGCGCCATCGGCCGCGCTGCGCGAAAGCTCGGATTCAAGACCGAGGGGATGTGATGAAGCGCGTCCCGAAGTTCCACCAACTGCCGCGGCACAGCGCGGCGCACTGATCTACCCGAAGGAGAGCTCACATGGCTGCAGGTGCATGGGTCATTCCCGACAAGGCGCTGCTGAACTTCGTCAGCGCCACGAACTTGCTGGCGCAGTCGACCGCCGGCAACTGGCGGGTTGCGCTGATCGACAGCGGCTTCACGCCCGACGACGCCACCGACGAGGTCTGGGCCGATTTCTCGGGTGACGAGATCGCCAACGGCGATGGCTACACCACGGGCGGCGCCGCGCCTGCCTCGGTGTCGCTCAGCGAGAGCGGCGGCACCGTGACCTTCGACATCGGCGACGTCGTGTGGACCGCCAGCGGTTCCGGCATCCCGGCCTGGCGCCGCGCGGTGCTGTACTACGCCGGCACGCTCAACAGCAAGGTCAACCCTGTGCTGGGGCACTTCCTCGGCGACAACACGCCGGCCGACGTGCCGATCACGACCGACGGCAACACGCTGACGATCGAGGCGCATGCGAGCGGCGTCCTGACGCTGGCGGTGCTGTGATGGGCGACGCCATGACTGCCGGAACCGCCCCCACGCCCACCGAGCCGCCGGCACCGTGGACCCCGCCCGCGCACTGGCCGCCGATGCCGGAGGGCCTGACGCCTGCGCAGGTGGCCGACTGGATCGCCAGGCTGACCCAGGCCGACGCGAACAAGGCGCAGGCCGAAGCGATGAACGCTGCGGCCGTCGAGCAGCGCCGGGCAACGCAGGCCGTTGCCGATGGCTTGGCCGCGATGGCGGGCGGTTCGCAGATGAGCGAGCGCGACCTGGTGCTGCACTTCCTGGCACGCATGCCGGAGATGACCGGCCTGAGCGACCTGGATGTGGTGGACCTGGCGATCAAGCGCGTCAACGCCCTGCGGCGGCGCTTCCCGCCGGCCTGACCATGCGCGACTGCCTGACACCCACAGAGCGCCGGGCGGCCGAGCACGCCCTGCAGCATCTTGTGCGGTCGGGCGCCATACCCGCGCCGGAGTTGATCCGCTGCGACCTGCTGCAGTCTGCGGCCGTAGCCCTGTGGCTGTCGAAAGAGAAGCGCGGCGCGCTGCCGGAGTTCGGCGCCGCGTTCGCGCAGGCGCGATGGGCGATGCTGGACGAACTGCGCCGCTGGCTACGGCGCCGCGCTGCACCGGAGATTCAGCCGATGCCGCAGAGCGACGCGCACCACGAGACGCCAGAGCGAATCCTCGCCGCAAAGCAGGCACTGGTGGCGCTGGATGCGCTGACAGACCGGCAGCGCGAGATTCTGGCGGCCTACATGGAGCACGACGACCCGCGCGAACGAAAGCGCCTTACTGGCGTGGGTACGTCGCGCGTGCAGCAGGTCAAGGACCGGGCGCGCGAGTTGATGGCCGCTGCAATCTGAACACGAGGCACAAGTGCCCGAAGCGCGAGACGATTACTACACGGTGCCGAGCGGCATGAACCTTGGGGCCGGCATGGTTGTGCCGCAACCGCCGCCAAGCTGGGTGCCGGCGCCCGGCGAGGTCGCGGTCCTCAGCACGACGAACGGCCTGCTCGCCAACACGTTCCGCAGCGTCGCGGCGACCTACTACACCCAGTTCCACGCCAGCAAGATCGCCAACAGCTACGGCGGCGGGCTGAAGAATCCGTACTGGGGTTACTACGGCTGCAACGTCATCTTCAGCGGCGGCCACAGCAACACCAACGACAACAGCGTCATCATCGCCGAGTACCAAGCCGATCAGGTCGAGTTCAAGCGCATCACCGACCCGGTGCCGTGGTTCGGCCTCGACGGTGATCCGTTCGACAACGCGGTCGGCAACCTTAACACGGCTGGCGTGCTGGACTGGATAGACGGCACGGTCGGCGGGGATCTGGAATATGGCGAAGCCAAGAACCTGACCGGCGACCTGGCGGCGTGGAACGGCCAACCGGGCGCAAGCCACACCTACGGCTGCATGGTCGTCATCGGCCCGGAGCATGGCGGTGCGAAGCATGGGACGGTGCTCAAGACACAGAATGCCGCGGTCGGGCACATCAACTACCAGGGCTGCATTGCGGCGCACGCCCTGCACCTGACCACGACCGACACCGACTCTCCCTTCTGGTGGGAGCGGCATACGAACACGCGATACAACGAGGGCACCACCTACTGGAAGGCCCCGACGCTGTGCACGTTCGTGCCGGCACAAGGCCGGGTCTACATGACAACGCGCGGCGGCACAGGGGGCAAAGTCGTCTGGTATGACGTTGCGGCCGGAGACTGGATCGAGGGCACTGGCACGGCCTTCGACTTCAACCTGGCCGACTCGTCCGGCTCCCCCGCCTTCCATGCCGAGAGCGGCTGCCAGTTCTACGTACCGGAGCGCGGCCTGCTGATCTGCTGCTACAGCTACGGCGGCGACCTGCGCGTGCAGTGGATGGACGTTACGGTCACGCAGCCCACGCTCGGTGGCACCGCCTCGCTGAGTCAGACGCTCAACACCGGCACGCTTGCGGACGAGGACGAAACGTACTGGTGGGGCGCTGCGACGTGGTGTCCTGAAGCCGAGCGAATCATCGTGGCCGGCGTCGAGCAGGACGACGAGGCGGCCTACGAGATCGAGATCCCGGCCACGCTGACCGACACCTGGACGGTGACGCGCGCACCGTTCGGCGACGGGCAGACCTTCTACCCGAACACCAACACCACGCACCACAAGTTCCAGTACGACGCCCGCCTGGGCGCGATCACATGGTTCCCGTTCGCCAGCACTGACGGTGCCGACACGATGCACGTCTACCGACCGAGAGGCACCTGATGGCGCAGCCGACATTCAACAACGCGGCCCAGTTCTACGACGGCAGTTTTTCGAGCACGCTGACGGGCTCCTTCGATGTCGGCTCTGGCGACGACATTGGCATCATCGCGTTCGCCACGGTCAACAACAACGCCACGACCATCGACTCCCTCGTGATCGGTGGCGAGACGATGACCGCTGACACGGCGTTCGATCTTTCGTCCATCGGCTACACGGGCGAGTACAGGGCTTTCCGGCTGCCGGCCTCGGCACTCACCGGCTCGCAGTCGTTCACGCTGACATGCGGCGACGCCAACAGCCGCCCCGGCGTGGCGTTCATGTCCTACCGCGACACGAGCGCTATATCGTCTTCAAGCAACTTCGGCGCGAGCGGATACAACCCGCAGCCGACCAAGAGCAGCGACACGGATAGCGTGGTCGCCGGACTCTATTCGATCTCCACCGGCGGCACGATTGCGGCGGACTCGCCGACGGTCGAGCGGCTCGACAGCGCATCCTCAAACTTCCCGCAGATATACGGGATGGACGAGCCCGGGGCGTCGTCGGTCACGATGTCGGCGACAGTGACGGGTGGAGGCACCCCGTACACGTTCGGCTCGACGTGGAGCATCGCCGGCATTACGGCGCCCGCCGACCCGACCCTGAGCGCGGCCAGCTTCACCGCAGACGGCTCAACCACTGGCGAATTGTCGGTGACGACGGACGTCGCGGCGGGCACGCTGTACGCCGTGCTGACGACCAGCAGCACGACGCCGAGCGATACGCAGATCGAGAACGGCCAGGATCACACCGGCGCGGCGGCGGCATGGGATGGCAGCGACGCGAGCGTGATCGCCGGGGCCAACACCTTCAACGCGACCGGCCTCAGCCCGGCCACCCAATACTGGCCGCACTTCTTCCATGACAACGGGGCCGGCGATGTCATCACTGGCACCAGCGACACGACGGACCCGCTGCGCGGCTTCGACTTCGACACCGACCCGGACTGCATCTTCGGCGAGATCGTCGGGTCGCTGACCGGCATCGGCCTGGAGGCCGAGGACGAGGACTACATCGTCCGGGCCTATGACGTGGCGACGGGTGCGCTCGTCGAGGAAAGCGGCACGCTACAGATTGACAGCACCGGTAGGCTGCCGCGGTGGGAGGATGTTGCCCTCGCCGCCGCCACCGAGTACCACCTCGTCTTCGTGCGCGTGGGCGACGGCGAGATCGGCTGCAAGAGGATGACGACGACGTGATCCTGATCGGCGGCATCCCCGGCCGGCTGAAGGTCGGCAACGTCGGCATCTTCCCGTCGGAGATCAGCGGGCTCGGCGACGAGGACTCGCCGCTGCTCAACGACCCGGACCTGCCGGCCGACGCGGACACACAACTGCTGTGGGTGCTGCTGACGCCGCTGATCGCCAGCGGCACGACGCAGGCCGACGACTTCGGCGGGTACGCGCTGATCGGCGCCGACGATGGCGCCTATGAGCAGGACTACCGTCTGCTGTGGATCGAGGCTGACGGCACGACTGGCGCGGACGATGGGACGATCTACGTCACCGTCGGCAGCACGACCATCAATGCAGGCGCCCCGTCGGAAATCGAGGCGCAGACCTACGCGCCCACTGTCGACCAGACGGCAAACCAGCGCGTCGTGCCTTCGGCCGCGGCGATCGAGGCCACGACCTATGCGCCGGTGGTCGACCGGACAGCGAACCAGACCGTCGCTCCGGCCGCTACTTCCTTCGCGGTCACCAGCTACGCGCCGACAGTCGATCGCCAGGACTCGCGAACCATCACACCGGCGGCAGCGGCCATCGCAGCTGCCTCCTACGCGCCGACCGTCTCGCGCACAGAGAACCAGATCGTGCGGCCTGGCGTGGCCGCTGTGGAGGTCGCAAGCTACCAGGTGACGCTGGCGCAGACGGCCGACCTGACGCTGTCGCCGCAGTTCGCGGCACTGGCTGCTGCCACCTACGCGCCGACGGTGTCGCGCGGTGGCGCATTCGTCGCCACTCCCGGCGCTGCATCGGTCTCGCTGGCCACCTATGCACCCACCGTAGACCGCACGGCGCATGTCACGCTGCAGCCTGCGGCCGCCGCGGTGGCGCTCTCCAGCTACGCGCCGACGGTCCAGCGCACGCAGTCTGGAGTCGTGTCACCCGGCTATGCCGCTGTCGAGCTTCAGACCTACGCACCGACGGTCGACAGGACGGCGCACCAGATCGTCGCGCCGGACCTGGGCGCCGTTGCGCTGCAGACCTACGCGCCGAGCGTCCAGCAGCAGACCGGCACGCGCGTGCGACCTGGCCCGGCTTCGCTGCAGGTGCTCACGGCTGCGCCGACGGCCACGCAGACAGGCAATAGGCGGTTCGTCCCTGGTGTCGCGCAGGTCAGCGCAGCGCCGCGCGTGCCGGTCGTCACGCGCACCGAGCCATCAACCGTCCCGAGGCACGTCTTCATGCCACCAGTTCACACCTGGCTGGCCGCCAGCGCGGCCGTCACGAACATCGTCGGCACCTCGCCGCCGCGCATCTGGCGCCACGGAGCGGCCCCGCAGACGCGCGACGGTGCGCCGATGCCCGACCCGTACCTGACTTGGTTCAGCCCGAGCATGGCGCCGGAGGTCAACCTCAGCGGCCTGCCGCCGACCGCTCGCGTCAGCGTGCAGGTGGACTGCTGGCACCAGACCGATGCCGGCGTCGAGATCCTGGCCCGCGCGGTGCGCGACGCAATGGAGCAGCACAGCTACATGACGGGGCTCGTCGCGAACCTGCGCGAGCCAGAGACGCGGCTGTACCGCATGGGCCTGCAGTTCGACGTGTGGCTCGACCGAGGCCGCGAGCGCGCCTTGTGACCTGACTTTCTCGCTTCCGCAACCCGGGCCGCAGTAGCGGCCCTTCTTCTTGGAGAACGCCATGAGCGTGATCGACAACAGCTACGAAACCCAGGGCACCCACCTGTTCTTCGTCGACGACGTGACCAGCAGCGTGCCTGAGATCGTCAAGCTGACTTGCCCCACCGGCATCACCGGCGTGGGCGGCGGCACGAAGGACCAGATCGACACGACGTGTCTCGACGAGGTCAGCGGCTACCGCAAGTTCGTGGGCGGCCTGGCCAGCGGCGACCCGGTCAGCGTGCCCTTCATCCTGTACCACCAGGACGGCAGCCACCAGGCGCTGTTCCAGCTGCGGCGCGAGAACCGCAACGTCGGCTGGCTGGTCGGCCTGAGCGACAGCGACAGCGTGCCGACCGTGATCGACAGCGACGGCAACGTCGAGCCGCCGAACGACCGGACGTGCTTCACGTTCTTCGGCTACGTCGCGAACATCACCGTCGACATCGCCGGCAACGAGGTCGTGCGCGGCACGCTGACGATCCAGCCGAACGGCGCCACCACGCCGCACTGGGTCTGAGCATGGGCGCTCTCGACGACTCGCTGTTCGTCAGCGACAAGGTGCACGAGCGAAAGGTGACGCTGCCGGACGGCCAGGAGCACACCCTGTTCTTCCGCGAGCTGCCGGCGCTGGAGTTTCGCAAGTTCGCGGCCGACGAGAGATCGCCGGACGAGAACGTGCGCGCCGGCAGCGTCGCGCGCCTGATCGTCGCCAGCCTGTGCGAAGCCGACGGCAAGCCGGCGCTGACGATGGACAAGGCGCGCAAGCTCAAGGCCTCGGCAGCCGAGGCGATCCTGTCGGTCGTGCTCAAGCTCAACGGCGTCGGACAGGCTGGTGAGCAGGGAAACGGCTGAGGGCGCGCGGTGAGGACTGGTTCTGGCACGTTCTCGCGCTGGCCCTCGGTGGCCGCACGGTTGCGGAATGGCAGTCGGCCATGTCGCAGCGCGAGTTCACAGCCTGGATCGAGTTCTACCGGCTCCACCCGTTCGACGACATGCACCGCGTGCACCGGCCGGCCGCTCTGGTGGCAGGCGCGATCGGCGGCGGCAATGTCGCGAAGCTGCTCGAGTGGCTCGCCCCTGAGCCCGTGCCCGAAGGCTTCTCCGCGGCCGACCTGGCGACCATGAAAGCGTTCGGGTTGAAGCCGCAGAGCAAGAAGCCGCGCCGCAAGAAGGAGTGACATGGCCCACAGCCTGATCGTCGACCTGTTGATGCGAACGGGGTCGTTCGAGACCGACTCCAAGCGCGCGGCCAGGCAGGCGCAAGCCATGGCCAAGGAGATCGACCGCGCCGGCAAGATCATCGGAGGCGCGCTCGCGACCGCGGCTCTCGCCACTGCCGCCTGGGTCAAGAGCAGCATCAACGCGGCCGACGAAGCCATCAAGCAGGCGCAGAGCGTAGGCCTGCTGGTCGAGCAGTACACGGCGCTTTCCTACGCTGGCGAGTTGAGCGGCGTCTCGCAGACCGAGCTCGCGAGCGCCCTCACGATCCTGTCGCGCCGGACCAAGGATGCGGCCGACGGCAGCAAAGAGGCCGCGGATGCGTTCGCGCGGCTCGGGGTCAACATCAAGGCGCCGACCGGCGCGCTGAAGGACACCGACGCGCTGCTGAAGGAACTCGCGGACCGCTTCGCCAGGATGCCCGACGGCATCGAGAAGACTGCGCTCGCGACGGAACTGCTCGGCCGCAGCGGCGCGAAGCTGATCCCGCTGCTGAACGGCGGGTCGCAGGGCCTGCGCGACATGGCCGAAGAGGCTGCCCAGCTCGGCGTCATCATCGACACCAAGACGGCCAAGGCTGCCGAGCAGTTCAACGACAACCTGACGCGGCTCGGCCAGCTCGCGCGCGGCTTCGGCAACGACCTCGCCGCGCAGTTCCTGCCGCTGCTGGTCGAAGTCACGGATCTGCTGGTCGACGTCGGCAAGGAGTCGCGCGCTACCGGCGACGACATGAAGGAGGCCGGGACCGCCTTCAAGGTCGTCAACACGGTGCTGCAGACGTTCCTGGTGCTGCTGTCCGACGTGAAGTTCGTCCTGACCAGCACCGGTCGCGAGATCGGGGCCTGGTCCGCGCAGATCGGCGTGGCGCTGGAGTTCCTGACCACGCGGCCCGAAGAGCTGATGCAGCGCGCGCCGGAGATGTGGCGGCGCTTCCGGGCGATCAGCGGCGCCGTCAGCGAGGACGCCGAGCGCGCTCGCAAGGAACTGGACAAGTTCCAGGCGCGCGTCATGGCGCTGGGGTCTGGCGGCGCAGAGGCTGCAGGCGGCTCGCCAGCTGTCACCGGTGGCGACCCGGACGCCGACCGACGCCGGGCCGAGGAAGAACGCCGCCGCGCAGCCGAGGCCGCGAAGCTCGCCGAGGCGAACCGCAAGCGCGTCGAGCAGTACCTCGACGGCCTGCGCAAGCAACTGCAGGCCACGCAGGATCTGTCGGTCGCAGAGACGGTGCTGGCCGACATCCGCGCCGGCCGGCTGGGCACGTCGGTCTCCAGGCAGCAGACGCAGGAGCTGCTCGCCGTCGCGCAGCAGATCGACGCCGCCCGGAAGGCCGCGCAGGCGGCCGCTGATGCCGATGCCGCGCTGCGCGAGCAGAACCGCCGCGTGCAGGAGAACTTCGAGGCTTCCCGCCGCGCTGCCAGCGAGCAGCTGACCGAAGCGAACAGCCTCGTGCAGGACTCCTTCGAGCAGACGCGCGCGCTGGCGATCTCCGTCGAGACGCCGATGGAACGCCTGAATCGCCGGCTCGCCGAACTGAACACGCTGGCCAAGGAGAACCCTTTCCTGTCCGACAACGTGGAACTGGTCGGCCGCCTGCGCAAGCAGGTATGGGACGAGTGGTCGGAGAGCATCGGCGCCGTCGGCAAGAAGCTCGACGACTTCGGGCGCACGTTCGCGGAGAACGCGCAGAACCTGCTCGGCGACACGCTCTACCAGACCTGGAAGGGCAACACCGACGGACTGCTCCAACTGTGGGGCGACATGCTGCTTCGCATGCTGGCGCAGGCTCAGGCCGCGAACCTGGCGCGCGCGCTGTTCGGGTCTGACGACAGCGGCAACCTCAGTGGCGGCTGGCTCAGCCGCATCGGCAGCGCCATCGCGGGCTACTTCGGCGGCGGCGGGTTCGGCACCGGTGCGCAGTACGGGAATCAGGACTACGGCCAGTACCTGTCCACCGGCACGAACTACGTGCCGTACAACGGCATGCGCGCCGTGCTGCACGAGGGCGAGGCTGTCGTGCCGAAGAAGTACAACCCGGCAGCCGGCGCGCCAGTCGGTGGCGGCGGCCAGCGCGTCGAGGTGAACAACTATTTCGGTTCGGAAGCCCAGGTCAGCACGCGTCAGGGTTCCGATGGCCGGCTCATCGTCGATTTCGAGCGGCGCGTCGTCGGCGCGGTGGCGGCCGACACGGCGCGCGGTGGCGTCACCGCCCGCGCTGTGGCCGGCCGCTTCGGCATGGGCGAAGGCAGCACGCTGACGCGCAGGCGAGGGTGAGTGGCGAGCATCCGAGAGTTTCCGCCCGCGTTGCCGGCGGCGCTGGTGGCCGGGCATGGCTTCCAGCCTGTTCCGAACGCCAGGCAGCGCGAGCGCGACCAGGGCGAGGTGCGGCTGAGGCCGCGCTACCGAAGTTCGCCGGAGGTCTGCAGCGCATCATGGCTTTTCGACCAGGACCAGTTCGACGCCTTCCACGATTGGTTCGAGGACGAACTGCAGGCCGGCTCGCTGGACTTCGACGTGCGCGTGCAGCACCGCGGCACCGAGTACGGCACCACCTGGTACACGGCCGTCTTCTTGCAGGACTACGCGGCCGAGGTGCTGCACCCGATGCTGTACCGCGTGACTGCACCGCTGCTGCTGCGCACGTTGATCGGGCCGGTTCGCACCGCGCCGAGCATTCAGGCGCTGGGGCGGCTGGCGTTCTCCGGCGGCGCTGCTTTCGGCGCCTACGTGCTGTCAGCCCGCGGCGGCATCTCGCTGAGCGGCGGCGCCTACATGGGCTCGCCGCCGCTGCAGGCGCGGGGCGGCATCGCCTTCGCCGGTGGCGGGCCTGTCCGCGGCGCTGCGCTGGCGGTGCCGCGCGAGACAGACGACAGCGTCGAGCGCGAGACAGACTCCGGCTTCGCGCGTGACACCGACTGAACGAGAGGCAGGGCATGGGCATCCGAATTCACGAACTCAACGACGCTGCAGCGGACAGCTCCAACGCCCTGAGCGCCGAGATGCTGGTCGAGGTGTCGCGGCCTTCGTTCACAGTGAGCATCACCGCGGCCACCATCGCCGCCGCCGCCGAGAGCGAGGGCGGCGCCTTCGAGGACAGCGCCGACGGCTTCGTGGCAGCCGGATTCACGGAAGGCGACAGTGTGCGCGTGAGCGGATTCACCGAGGCCGCAAACAACATCTTCAGCGGCCGCATCACGACGCTGACCGCCGGATACATGCACATCGCAGGGTCTGACGGAGACGGCATCGTCGACGAGGTGGAAGGCGACACGGTCACGATCACGCGATGGGAAAGCCGGCGCGTGTCCGCCGAAGACCTGGCGGACATGGCCGGCAGCCGCGACAGCGTGACCGCGCTGGCGATCAGTTCCGGCGTGGTCGACATCGACTGCGACGACGGCGATTACTTCGTCTTGGACCTGACCGAGAACGTCAGCAGCATCACCTTCAGCAACCTGCCGGCGCCCGGTCGCGGCCGCAGCCTGATGATCGAGATCACCCAGGACAGCACCGCGCGCACCGTGGCCTGGCCGGCGTCATTCACGGCCGCCGGCGGCACCCTTGGCAGCGTCAGCACGAGCGGCGGCGCCGTCGACCTGCTGGCGATCACCACATTCGACGGCGGCACCACCTGGCGCGCCACGCTGGCGACGGACTTCTCGTGAGCGGATTGGTCGGACATCGCGGGCTGCTTCTCGCCAGCGGTCAGCAGGTTGTGCAGAGCCAGTATCACCTGCTCGCATTCGACTCCTGGTCGATCACTGGCGACGGGCTCATCGCAACCCGAAACGGTGAGGCGTCTTCATCGTTCAACGCAACGTGCACGGGGTCTCCGGTCAGCGGGAACGTCTACTTCGAGTGGTCGCTGAACTCGATGCCGGCAACGGTCTATTCCGGCTACGTCGGCCTGTCGCAGTGCAGACTGAACTCGAGCGACGTTGTGACCGCAGTCAGGTTCCCTACTGCCAGCACAGGCGGTCTCTACCTGTATCGCTCAGGCACAAACTCCTGCGGCGTCAGCACAACGAACGGCCTGTATCTCAACGGCACAGCGGTGGGTAGCACTTCGGGATACCGGTTGACGGAGTCGCAGCGCATCGGGATCGCATTCAATCCCACGACCCGTGAGATCTGGGTAAGGAATGGGAGCGGCAGTTGGATCTCCGGCGACCCGGAAACGCCGACTGGACCGACTGGCACGCTGTCGGCGCTCGAGGCTCCGTCATCCGGGAACTACTCGGAGTTCCGCCCAGCGTGCGCTCTCTACAACTGCAACGGCGGCAGCAGCGGCACCGTCGTCGCGGAACTGATGGTCGCGTCCTGGCAGTTCGCATGGGCCGCGCCCAGCGGCTTCGCTCCATACGCCGGGGTTTAGTGTGGTCTGGGTCAATTACCCGTCGTCGTTGCCTGGACCGCAGCCGGGTTCGTTCTCGCCGCCAGCGAGACTCGCGGCGTCCAGTCTCGACGGGCCGCTGCAACTGCGCGCGCGCCATCGCGACATGGCGGGCAAGCGCAGCCGCTACACCTACACGTACACAGCCGAGCAGATGGATCTATGGCGGTCGTGGTTCGGTGGCGCTCTTCTGCATGGACGCCGATGGTTCCGCGCCGCGCTTCCAGGCAATGGCGGCCTTGTGGTTCGTGAGGCGCGGTACGTTTCCGTTCAGGAGTCGCTGCTCGGAGCCGGGGTCTACCGCGTGACGGCTGAGCTGGAAGAGCGCGGCGCGTATGCCTTGGTCGAGCCGCTGACTCCTGACCCGCTGTGGGCGCTTGTCGTGCTGCAGATCCAAGGCGGCGAACTCGTCGACCAGTCAAGCTACGCGCGGACATTGACTGGTGCCGGCGTGACGCAGTTCTATGACGCATGGCAGCCGCTGTCGCGACCGGTGATCAGGATTCAGGGGACGCTGAGCTTCCCGAGCCCGACGCCCGGGTTCGTGACATGGAATCCGGCGGCCGAGCTCGAGTGGGAAGACAACGATTGGACGGTGGAATTTCGCGTCCGGTGCGACCTGCCGCTGACCAACATCGTGCACTGGTATACCGACCGAGGCGGGGCTGGCGGCGACCCGCTCGGGATTCGCACGACGACCAACCTCTACACAAACGAGACGAACAGGGGCGTGCTCGCTGACTCGCTGGGTGATCAGACGGCGACCTTCGAGTCATCGGACGGCGTGTATGTCGTCGTCGAACGCATGGGCGACGTGGTCGCTGCTTCCATCAATGGCACGTTCGCGCCGCAGGATGTCGACCTCGGTTCTGGGTACACATTCGACTCGGTGTTCAGCTCGACTAACACGCCGCGCATCGGCATGCCGTCGTCGACGAATGCCAACATGGACATTCTCGTCTCGCAGTACCGCATCACGATGGGCGCGGCGCGCTACTCGCACACGAATCACGCTGTGCCCGACGTCTATTCGACGGGCTGAGGACTCATGCCTACCTATCTTCCAGCGCGCCGCGGCATCACGCAGTCAGAGGCGATGGCCGAAGCGCGTGCGTTCGCCCGCGTCGACCAGCCGGAACTGCTCACGCTGGCGCTGTACCACAGCAGCTTTCTCGACCGCTTCGGCCAGCCGACTGCGCTGTACCTCGTGTGCGATCACGAAGAGTTCACGGCGACGCTGGAAGCCGACGCGCCACTTCATGCCGGCCAGGAAGTGACCTTCACTCCCGTACCGATGACCGTCGTCATGCCGGAAGAGACCGACGAGAGCCGCGACCCGCGCGCGTCCATCGAGGTCGACAACGTCGCGCGACTGTTGTCGCCGCTGCTGCGCGAGGCGACCGCCGGCAGCGAGCCTGTCCGACTGATCGCTCGCACGTACCTGCCGGGCGACACCAGCGCGCCGCACGAGATGCCGCCGCTGAATCTCGAGATCCAGGGGGCCGAGAGCGACGGCGTCAACGTTCGCCTACAGGCGGGCTACGGCGACGTGACGAACTTCCCCTTCCCGGCTGTGAGCTACACCGCCGAGGAAGGGTTCGCCGGTCTGGCGGCGGCGCAATGAGCGGCTGGCTCTCTGCCTACGTCGGCCGGCCCTGGCGCGAAGGGGCATCGGGGCCGGAAGCCTACGATTGCCGAGGCCTCGTGCTGGCGGTGCAGCGCAGCGTGTGGGGGCGCGAGGTTCCGGCGCTCATTCAGCCCGGGACGGCGATCACCAGCGACGCGCTGCGCAGCGTCCGGCACTGGGCGCCTGCCGACGATTCGCCGCAGCCCGGCGACGTGCTGCTGCTGCACAGCCGAGGCGGTCCGCACGTGGGCATATTCGTGCTCGCCGGTCGCGCACTGCGGGTGCTGCACGCGCATGGCAGCGTGGTCGCTGGTCGCCAGGTGGGCCGGGTGCGCCTCAACGACCTGGCGGAACTGCTGGGCGCTGGCTACGGCAGGCCCCAGGTGTGGAGGCACCAGCCATGACCGGAACGGCGCTTCGGCGCACCATGCGCGCCCAGTGGGCGCACGTCGGCGCGATGCACGTCGAGCTGGACCACCGCGACCTGCGCGCAGTCGGCGAGCACCTGTGCATCAACGACCTGGCGCCGACGCACGGCAGGCCTGTCGTGTGCTGCATCAACGGCGAGTACATCGGTCGCGCGGACTGGTGGCAGCCGGTGCGGCGTGGCGATGTCGTCGTGTTCGCGGAGCTCGCGGCCAGCGGCGACAACGGGCGACTGCTG